GACTATTCTAGCATCTTACAGGGAAGGAAATCTCGCGGGGTTGCTACAGCCAGCGACTGCCCGCTAACCGCCTACCTGGCTTACGACAAGCACGCCGGCTGCGCGCACCACTCCGAGGTGACTGGGACTATTCTAGCATCTTACAGGGAAGGAAATCTCGCGGGATTGCTACAGCCAGCGAGGATCGGTTTTGCACATTATTTACAGCTTGTGCAGTATTTACAATTCTACAATTAAACACTATGTACATTTTATTACAATTACTATCTATTTACAATCCGTAGTCCTCAAAAAGAATGCGATCTGAAGCATAACAGCGAAGGACATCACCAACATCGCTGTTTAAATATAGCGACAACAACTCGTTATACTGATCAGCGGTAAGGTCGTACCTACGATAAATTTCGCTATCGTCACAAAATGTGACACCATCACCACTAGTCGAAAAATACTCTTGACTAATAGATTGGTCATCAACTCTTTTGCTATGCAATATCCTCGTTAAGCTATGACGATTATGCGAATAAAAACCGTTAGCCAACATTGAATTAAACAATGTAGCTCGCTGTTTGAGTGTCATTTTACGGTTACCTGGCAACTGCGTCTTCGTAGAGCCATATGCACGTAATATAACACCAACATTTTGAAGAGGTTTAAAACAACCATTAACCAAGACAGGCGAATGTTTGAGAAACTGTATCTTATGGTGTGTAAGACACGGCTGCATCGTGATCTTATACCCAGCTAACTCGGCTGCGCGGACTGGATCGCCTGGGTTGTCAACCAAGGAACAAAAGATAAGCAGATTTCCCAAACAATTCATAATGGTTGTTAATACGGAACCGGAATACAACTTTTCATGCTCGAAATTAATTTTAACACGACCACGGTTGTTGTGTGATCGCAAAACCAATTGCTGCTTAAGCTGCTTAACCAGTCGGTTGCCTAAGTGTTGGAGACGACGTGGCAACAATGAAATAAATAATGTAAACAAATGTGGTCCTACTGAACCATCGGCGGAAGAAATATCTAAATTGTAAGTGTGCATGGTTCCATCATCGTGTTTCAAAGTGACACACGAATCATCTGAATGATAGACCATATACACTGGAGCCACCGAATTATTCAATTTATGAAACACATCAGACAAACGTTGATGATCAGGTGACTTCACAAATTCAGCGGTGGAATCGTGATACGTGAATGTATGTCTATCTAGCACGTCCTTAAAGGTTTTGCTAAGCACTGCGCCCATGAGTGAGACTTCGGTAGTTAAATCATTAATTAATCTAGGAAGTTTTCCTGCTTTGGCATATTCGCAGCGCTTTATTTTACCTTTAACTTCGTGCTTCCACACTTCTTTCAAATAGAATCCATTGTTCATGATCTCATAAAAGGCGCGCATTCTTAACCTTTTCTTTGGATGAGGTTGTTGAATGAGATCAAACAATGCTTCGCACTCTTGTGGTAATTGATTGTATGCATGCTCTAACTCGTCGCGAAACCGACCAAAAAGACGGGAATAGGCTGTGCATGCTGTTTGTTGATTACTATACAATTGATGGTGGTACTCCCCACCATCAAACTGGTCATCACGGAGGCGCATAGATGTTAAACGGCGTAAGGCGTACGTTTGATTTCTGTCAGATGATGCATATATTTGTCCGGAATGATACGAGGAAGGTCCATGTACCAACCTCCGGAATTTATCATATTGCTCATGATCATCGTCATTCGAAAACAAAATATCACCATACAAGTACCCGTTTACGCATTCCCGGGCCATACGAGCTCCGTTGATGTACTTACATTTATACATAAAATCAGGATAAAAAGATTTGTTAATTACAAATGATACAGTTTTTATAGTAAACAACCCCGTACGGTTAGTGCCGTACGGCACGACGGGGTACCGTCATAACCCAGGAATTGTTATGTTACGCCGGACTATACCAGATGCGACACGCAAATCGATGTCGTTCTGATTACAGGCGTATATAACGGTATTCAACACGACGGAGCGCGCCACTCCGTGTGACGACTCGTCGTTAAGAACAAAATGCAACATGGATCCGACAGTATAATTATTAGTAACTGACCCTGCATGACGGTTAAGAGCAGTCAAAACTTCAGGATCAATAATTACAAAGGCACAAGCGTTATACATCGAGTATATAGCAGACGTATGCTGTACTGAGAATAACGAACCTTCTAGCTCAGCGCCGTATAAAGGTTGCCAAGGTATACTATCTATGTGTGGATCAACAACGTCGAACTGTACCCTGGTGGTCAATATTCGCTGTAATTCAAACAACCATTGCAACGTTCTGTTGACACGACGTAAATAAGCATTGCGAACATGTGTAGCAAGACGTGCAGATTGCAAATATGGATCAACAAAAAAATTAACCATCCCGACGTTTGTCAAATATTCAGAAGCGAACCGGCAAATATATACGCGAATAAAATACAATATCATAATTATATAATAATAAGATCTTGTATTAAAATCGATATTTGTGTATATAAAGCGTTGATTGTCAACGAATATAGGATCGGCTGGCGCACCAAGAGGAATATCAACATTGTTGTTGTTATTTTCTTGAGCGCCGGCCGGTCCCAACATGTCCGGTTGAATTGCGGGCGGTGCCGGAGCAGGACCTAACTCGGCAACAGGGGCTGCTGGCACTGGTGCAGGTAAATCTGGACGTTGAAGAGGTGCATCGTTGTTAGGTCTATTAACGACTGGACGACGAGCGCGATTAGGCATAGGTGGAAGAGTGACCTCAACAAGAGCATAAAAATCAACCAAATTGAACTTAGCTCTTAAATAATCCAAAACACGACGCACCCAGTTACCAAATACGGGTGTAAAAATTTCATCACGTTGCTCGTAAACGCACATTACATTTTCACCGTTTGGCAACACATATGGTTGCTGTATATTGTTGGAGGCGTGGTCACGGATGTCGGTAGCGAGATGTATAATCTCACCGCGTAATCCTATATTATCGACGTATCTATTCCTCAATTCTTCAACGGTATGATGATTCCGAAATTCACCACAATTACAAACAGGACAAATCTGTGCAAAATTTCGGTTTATCATACCAATGAGTGCTGTAATTTCAAGTCGACCACCATCGTATCCTAATTGCATACCTCTTACTGGGACACCATCGCGAAGGGGACCAACTACTCTGGTGAGAACCTCGCGTAAAGTATCCAAAAGAAGACGGTCCACAACTTTGTGTCCATTATGGCGGTGGCAGAATCTATGGCCACAATGCATAATTGCGGCAGATGCTTGGCACCGTCTACAATTGACCAATTCATTGTCATGATCATCTGTATTTGTATATGAACCATTGCTACCATTCAAAAAGGCAATGCGCTCTGCTGCAAGTTGTCGTGCAATTTTATACAGGAAATCATAAACAAAATTACCAATGTCATAATATGTTTGCTGCAACTGATTATCAAAATAACCACCGACACGCTGAAAGATTGGGCGCAGAATAAATAGCAAAAATGTCAACCGACCGAATCTGTTAAAACAGGATACCAATGTAGATAAATACAAGAATAAATCACTCTTAAAAGTGAATCTACGCTGGTGCAGTGGCTGGTACACAACATCGTTTGGCTCGGCAACAGAATTAACTAATTCTTTAACGTTCTCCGTAACGATGATGACATACAATATGATTGACACGTATGCTATATCCACTCGCGTGACTGTAGCACAT